CGGTGCGGCTGAAAATAAAGTTCCGTCAAGTTATGCAATATTTGTAATGAAGAATCTTGGACTGCGCGACCATCAGGACATCAACATCGGCGGCCAGGCTAATGCTCTCAATATTGATATGTCCCAAATCGGCAAGGATGTCATAGATAAAATCTATGAGCACATTGCTAAAAGCGAATAACAAAAAGATCGTTCAATCCGTTGTCATTGGCGCGGCGCGGACGTATCTGCAATATTTCATCTTATTGACAAACAAACAATATCAGTGTAAATGGTTCCATCGCCTCATTGCGGATAAGATTGACAATATTGTAAATGGGAAAATCAAAAAGCTCGCCGTTTTCCTTCCTCCGCAGCATGGCAAATCAACAATAATCAGCAAAGCAGCACCGGCGTATATCCTCGGACGCGATCCGAATTGCCGCATTGCCAGTTGCTCCTATTCGGCTGACCGCGCGCAGGAATACAACAGGGCCGTGCAACGCACAATCGATGATCCTATTTACAAAACGATTTTTCCTAATACCTATTTGTCCGGTTCGCCGGATCATCCCAACCCTGCCGGCACCTATGTGCGCAATAGCGATACCTTCGACATCATTGGCTATGCAGGCGTTTATCGTTCTGTCGGTGTCATGGGACCACTAACGGGCTTTACTGTTGACATTGGAATAATTGATGATCCCATCAAAGACCGGATGGAGGCGGAAAGCCGCACGTATCGCAATCGCGTTTGGGATTGGTACAACGACGTTTTCAAAACGCGCATGCATAATAGCAGTAAACAAATTCTGGTGCAAACGCGCTGGCACGAGGATGATCTTGCCGGGCGTATCCTCGCATCGGAACCCGATTGGGAGGTCGTATCCATTCCAGCGATTTGCGAAACGAAAGGCGCGATTGAAAGCGATCCGCGCGAGGTCGGCGAGGTTCTATGGCCGGAAAAACACGAGATAGAAAAAATCCTTGCCATAAAATCTAAAAATCCGCGCTCATTCGCGTCCCTTTATCAACAGCATCCCACGCCGCCGGAAGGCGGGATTTTCAAAAAAGACTGGTGGAGATTCTGGGCTTCCTTACCAGATGATTTTGATTCGGTCATCATGAGTTGGGATTGTGCATTCGAGGGAGACGATGATTCGGATTTTGTCGTCGGTCAACTGTGGGGAAAAAAGGGTGCGGATGCATATCTGCTCGATCAGGTCCGCGGGCAATGGGATTTCCCGGAAACTGTAAATCAAATCCGGCAATTTGTAAAGCGGTATCCCATGGTGCAGGAAATCTTGATAGAGAAAAAAGCGAATGGGCACGCGATAATACAGATTCTCCATAATGAAATCCCTGGCATAATTCCGATTGTGCCGGAGGAGGGGAAAGAATCGCGCGCAGCGGCAATTTCGCATATTGTGGAGTCTGGTAATATTTATTTGCCCGCTCCAGTTGTTGCGCCGTGGATTAATGAAGCAATCGAATATGAGTTGTCGCCGTTTCCTAATAGCGTCAACGACGATATCGTTGATGCGTTGACGCAGGCGATTAACCGAATGTACATAAAAAATACCGGGTTTTCCGGCAGGGTTGCCATTTGACGAGGGAAGAAAATGCCTAAAATCACAATGACACCAGAAGCAAATCAGATCGTGCCTCAAAATAAAATATCAGTCAGCAATCAACACGATGTCATTACGAACGTGGAAGACCAGAGCAGCGCGATTGACGTTCGCAAAATGAATATTTATAGTTTCATGTCGGATGCATTCAATGGCACCGGCGGCTTTCGTGATGGCACCTATTTAATTCCGCATCCGCGCGAGGCTTTTTACATCACGCGCGGGAAAAGCGCGTACTACAAAAACTTTTTTAAGGCGATCATTCGCGCAATGGTCGATCCGGTTTTCAACGCGGATATAAATCGTGGAGAATATCCCGAAGGGGACATGCTGGGGGGATTTCTCGAAAACTGTGACAACAAGGGAACCGATTTTCATGCTTTTGTAAAAAACCAGATCAAAACGGCAAGGGTCCTGGGTGTTGCCTATACGGTGATTGATAATTTTAAAAACGATGATATGCCGAATACCATGCTTGCCGCAAGCGAGCAGCGCGCATATCCGTATGTGTATGGTAAGCTGCCGCAGGAAGTAAAGGCCATTGAGTTGGATAAGTTCAATAACATTATTTCCATAATGTTTTTTGACAAAAAGACAAAAAGCGCGGATGGCAGGGACGTCAACCAATATCGCAAATGGGACAGAAAGCAATGGACGTTATTCGTTGAGACGGAAAAAATAGACAAAGATGGAAATCTGTTACTTATTGAGATCGCATCCGGCTTGCATAATCTAGGTGTTGTGCCAGTAGTGGCTATAAGCGATTTCGTGGAAACGACAACTGGAAACAACATGGCCGATCCTCCGTTATTCGATCTCGCCCGGATGAATTACATGCTATATCAATGCACCTCCCAAATTGAAAGCATGAAGCAAGCGCAATGCCATAGCATTTTTTATACAGTCGGTCTTAATGTAAAGGACATAAAAAGCGGCGTATTCAATTTTCTTAATCTTCCTTCGGATACAAAGACCGTGCCGGGTTTTGCCTCGCCTGATAGCGCGCATATTGTAAATCTGTTTCGTGGAGAAGAAATAATCCGCGAGGATATTTACAGAATCGCGGAGCAAAACGGTGTTATCGGTATCAAGGCGCAGACAAGCGGGATATCGAAGGAATGGGATTTCCGAGCGCAGGAATCTGTATTGAAAACAACGGCGACTGCCGCCGCCCGGTTCGAGAAAAACATAGTTGACATTTTCGGGAAATATATCGGGACGACGATAGAATATAATCCCGAATATCCAATGCAATACAGTCCCACATATGAACAGGATCGCATTGATCAAATAATGATTGCGCTGGACAAAATTCCGCCGCAAATCATTACTGAATATCTATGGCGGGAATATGCTGAGATTTATTGGAAAAACAAACCGGAAATAATTGATGCTGTCGACGCGGCCCTTGAATCAAACCGACAGATGCAAAATATAATAAAAACAGGCGCGGAAAATGCCGACATACAACAGGGTGAATAAATACGTTGCGGATTTTTCCGCAGCCTGGATGCCGTTAGGCGAAAAGGTCGCCGCGGACATTGCGAAACGCATCACGCCAGAAACATCTGTGCATGACATCATGGCGATTTTGCAGCGGGTTTTCATTGTGAATAAAATAACGGAGAAAACACAACGACTCGTGATTGACGGCATGATTAAATCGCTGCAATATGGTGCTGGCTCTCCCGATGGCGTGGGCATACGCGCATGGTTTCTTGACCGTGCGTATGCGGGCGCGCCTGTGCTATCGAGAGAGATCGTCGCTAAAATGAATGCACCTGAAGTGGCTATTACTATCCAGCGCGCTTTGGGGTCAGTGCAGGGCTGGCGGACGGCGGCGCAGCAATTGACCGACAAGGCACTTGTCAAGAGCAATGTTGCGGAGGATGTTGTTGAAATCGAGCGGTTAGCGCGTAACGCATACCGGATTTCCGGGGATGCGGAAGGATACCAGCAGTTCAAGACCTTACTGCATTCGACCCAGGCGCGCATCAACCGGCTGGTGAATCCGTCCACCTCGAAATTGAAACGCGCGTATCAAGATATCCTGGATGCAAGCGAGAACGCGAGCGCCAAGGTACTGGATAGCGCGATAGAGGAAGCAATCATTTTTAAAGCAAGATCAAATGCGGAGCGCATTGCCACTACCGAAATGTCAAAGGCGTATGGTGATGGTTTTTTCAGTGAGATTTTGGCGGATGAAGATGTAATCGGCTGGAGTTCTGTTTTGTCTACTGCCCATGTGGATTATGATATCTGCGATTTCTGGGCGAGCGTTGATATGTATGGCATGGGGGCTGGACGATACCCAAAAGATCAGGGGCCGCCGTATCCGTACCATCCGTATTGCACATGCAAACTATCACCTGTTTTCGGGATGGAAAAACCACAGGCGCAAGAGGACAAAAAAGCCGTGCAAAAACAGATCGAACGGTTGCCGCAAGAGAAGCGAATCGTTCTTCTGGGCGTAAGCGGAAACAACGATTTCAGTTCCGGCGCCGCATCCTGGGAGGGGGTTTTGAAAAATTATCATGGAGTCGAAACAAAAACCGCAAAAATACCAGTATCGGTTTTACATGGAAATTAACCCTTAACAAAAAGGAGTCTTTATGCTCAAGTTTGAAGGCAATTATTGGAGCGCAAACGACAATGATCCGGGAGACAGAGACAACAATGCCAGCGTGTTGATTGGGAAAAAGGCAAACTCGGTGGGAACTGGATTAGGGATCGCTCTCACCAATGCTATGCCGCAAGTCCTGGAGATCAACGGAAACGACGGCGGCGCGGCGTTGACTGCGGCAGCCTATCAACTGACGAGATCGCGCATGCTGTTGACGGCTGCGCAGAGTGGCGACCTGTCGGTTTTCGGGCTGCAAGGGCACCTGAAAAACTACGGCGCATCGGATACGTCAACGGGCAACAAAGCCGGGGTCTGGGCCTACTACGAGGCTACATCCGGCGCAACCGTCGCAGCAAACTCGTGCGCGATCATGGCCTCGATTGACGTGCCGAGTGGTGCGACAATCGGCGGCAGCGTTGGCGCGGTGCAGTGCAGCGGCAATCTGGGCGGCACGCATACCGGCAAAGCCGGATGTTTACATATTCCGAATCCGGCGGCCGGGACCTGGGATTTTTTCGCCATTTTTGGGAGCACGACTGGCGCAACCGCGGCGGGCGGCGCCGGAACCTGCACGCTATCGGGCGGATGGGTCAAGCTGCCGATCCTGGTTAATGCAACGACATACTATATCCCGGCAGCGGTTACGCTGACAAATAGCTAAATGGAAATCACAAGAGAGCTTTTGCAGCGGAGAATATCGGAACTGGAAACGGTTCTGGATAAACGCCGAATGGAATTCGACCAGGCCGCCGGAGCATTGGCCGAATGCCGCGCAATGATCGGATTTTACGATAGGGAATCAATTTCTATGCCCGCTGCGCCCGTTGAGGCGAAAGCGGAATTGTTTACAAAACCCGTTGAGGATGCCCGTTGAGGCAGGAGGTTTCTATGGCGACGCTTGATGAAGTTCTGAAGGAATTGTCGGAAGAGAAGGCGGATGTAATCCGCACGGCAATCGAAGCGGAACGACAAAAGGGAATTAGCGAATCGCAGAAAAAAAGCGGTGAGATCAAAAAACGCATGACAAACGAAAATGTTTTGCGTGACTATTATAAGGAATTGGGCGTTGACCCTGATGCGGATATGGCCGAACAAATCGCCATTCTGAAATCCAAATTGTCTGCCGCTTCAAAAGGCGAAAACGAAAAAATTTCACAGCTCGAAAAAGCCATTGCCACGCTGACGAAAAAGAACGCGGAAGCGGAGCAGTTGGCGGAACAAAGAAGGATAAAATTTTCAAATGCGAAAATCACCGAGGTATTGACCAAAAAAATCGGTGAGAAAATATACGCATCTGAATACGTTATCCCGAATTTGATTTCATCCGGGAGTGTGAAGTTGACAGACGACGAGCAATCCGTTGTCTTTATCAATAACGGATTGCCGGTAGAACTGGATTCCGGAATCGATGGCTTTTTAAAGGCCAATCCAGGCATCGTGCGCAACACGCAAAGGCCGGGGAGCGGTGGAGCGCCAGGCAGTGGAGACCCGGGGAAAAAGCAAATGATACAAAGCGAATGGGAAAAACTTGAACCAAAAGCCCGCGCCGAATATATAAAATCCGGCGGGGTATTAACCTAGGAGAAAAAAATGAGTAACTCTTTGACCGCACTTGCCCCAACCCTGTTTGCCGCCGCTGACGTAGTGGCAAATGAACCGGCAAATGTCCTTGGCGCTATCGATCTTCGGAGCCTTAATGCGGCATACGGCGACACCGTGACCATTCCCGTTGCGCCGTCCGCATCCGCGACCAGCTGGACGCCATCAATGGCGGTAAGCGAAGGCACCAGCAAAACCGCGACCAGCGTTGCGATCACGCAGACCGCATCCAGCGTCACAAGCTGGCACTTGACGGACGAACAAGTTCTCAGCCTGTCGA